TCCAACTCGCCAAGCTCGACCAGCCAGTTGGCGGTGACTTGGCGCACGCTGTCTGGGCTGTCAGGCCGCAAGATCATGCCATCCTTGGCAAAGCCCAAACCCCTAGGCACCAACGACAAGAACCAACTGGTCTTGCCAATGCCTTGGTCGCCCAGCAGGGTCAGCACGCCATGGGCGCTGACACCTCCCGGCTTATACAGGGCGGCCATGGCGCTGATGGCCCACCTGCGCATCATCTGCTCTTTCAGGGGTTGGTCCACGGCTGTGATGGTGTCCATCCATGCCTGCAAACGGCTCACGCCATCCCAAGGCTTGGAATCCACCCACTGCTGGGCGGGGTGAAACGGGTTCTGGGCGCAAATCATGGACATGAACTCTGGCACCAGGCTAGACGGCAGGCTCATCAGGTGAGCCTGGCTCATCATGTAGGTGACCGCGCTGTTGGCCTCCGACCCCTCGGCCACTTGCATACCGGGAATGCGTACCACCTCCTCGCCCGTCATCATGTTCATTCGGTACTCGATGCCAAGAAACCGGGACAGGGCGGCAAAATTTTCCAGCGTGTTCAGCGGCTTGGGGGCTTTGCCGCCTGACATGTGTGGCCAAACAAGGGATGCCACCTCGCCATCCTCGTCCACCACCACGCTGTTGGCCACAGGCTGCGCGACCTGCATGGCCATCACGGGTGCCCAGCCCAGCTTCTTGGCCATCCATATGAGTGAGCCAGCACCCAGCATGGTGGGCCGGGCCTTTTGCCATTCCTTGTCAGCAAAGGCTTGGTCATGCTTGATGGACTTGGCCGACCAGCGCATAAAGGCGCTGCGGCCTTCTTCTTTGAGTGCGCCCTTAGTGGCGTACAACACGCGTAGCCAATCGTCAAACGGCAGGTTTGGGTTGGGCATGGCGCCAACTGCGGACAGAGCCAGGATCGGGTCATCTGCATCTTGGCGCTCGTTCGGGATTCTGTCCGCAAGCGTTCCACCTGAGTCTGAGGTGATGGATCTACGCTCGACAAGCTGCCCGTGCAGCGACAGCAGCACCTCGCACCGAGCCACGATCTCTTTGGCCTGGTCCTCATCCAGCGTCACCAGCTTGGCCCTCTCCATGGCCAAAGGCTCGCCGCCACCATTCCAGTGGTAAGGCTTGCCGGTGTCGGGGTGGATGGCGTAGGCCACAAACTGCTGGCCGCTGGCCAGGATCTCCACCTTGGAGCCTTTGACCTTGCCGGTAATGTCCGGCTTGTCGGTTTTGAGGACATAGGCAGCGGTGGACACCTTGGCGAACTCCTCCTCGGTGCGAAACAGCAGCAACTCTCGGGGCGCGTTGCCAATGCGCCGGGGTGGCGGCATCTCATGGCACCCAGCCACATCAAAGACGATGGCGCGAATGGCTTGGACCAGTTCCTCGTCTGACACATCAATGTCCACGCCGGGGTTGAATCGGGTCAGCAGCCCGGTGTAGTTGGTTTCGAACTGCTGGGTGTGGGTTTCCCACCCGCCAGCTTGCCACTTGTCCACAGCAGGGCGCTTCTCACCTCGGATTATGGGGACTGGCTCGTAACCAAGATCGGCCAAGTTTTGGGCAATGAATCCGAATGTTTTCTTAGCCATGGTTGATGCCTCTGGCTGTTGCTAGATGTAAAATTGACACTGGAACTCCTAAGTTGGGAACTTGGCCCTTGCGTGATTCGCGTCACGCAGGGGCTTTCTTTTTGGGGGTTGGGAATGAATTCTATTCTTCGGACTTTTTGGCCTTGTCTTTGGCCAGTGATGGGGCGGCATGGGTAATGCCGATCAGGTCTTCAGACACCTCAATCTTCAGGTCAGCAATGGCGGCAGGGCTTCGCAAGGTGAAGGCTTTGGGGTGGTCTTTTAATGCGGCAGCGGCCAACTCCTCAGACTTCCAGAAACGGGTCTTGCGGCCTGGCTTGAGATTCCATCCAGTAATGGTTTCACCGTTGGTCAGTTGCTGCTTAGCGGCAGTCAGCACGGCATCGGCCCATGTCTCTGCCATCTTGGCCAGATCAATCATCTCGGGGCTGATGGCCGTGTCTGGGGCAAAGTCTTTGCGTGCGTTGTCTTGGACCTTTTGGCGCATGGACGGGCAGATGGTTTTGGCTCGGCAATACTTACAGGCATCGGGTGATGGGTTGGTTGGCGCATCGGGTGTCAGGGCCAAGGCGGCAGCGTTGCGCAGGTCATGGCCATGGTTAACCAAATCGATGCCGCTGATGGTCCACTTGGAGTGGCCAGCACGGGGCTGGAAGATGTGCATAGTACAGATGATGTCGAGGGGTGCGTTGAACTGCCGCATGACCCCAAGGGCATAGGTCATCAGTTGCTTGTTGTTCTCGGCCTCGACCAGCACACGGCCAGTCTTGAGGTCGATGACATGGAGGTGGTTGCCATCGACCAGCACAGCGTCTGCCGTGCCGCCAAGGGCTGGGTGCAGGGTCTTCAGGCCAGCATCCACGTTGACCTCGATCATGCGTTTGCGGGGCTTCTCGACCAAGGTGTTGATGAATTCAACGTACTCCATGGCCATGTTGAATTGATCGTCTGGGTAGTCGTTGGGGTTAATGCGTTCGCCACGCAGCAGTTTTTCAGACAGTTCATGGATGGCCGTGCCGATGGCTGCTGCCTCTCCCGGTGGCTCATCAGGCATCTGGCCTTCGAGACGCACAGAGCCTGGGCATTGCATGAATCGCTCGGTGCGTGATGCTGACAGGCGTGCGTGTTTGCGTTCGGTATGTTGCATGGTGGTCCTCAGATGATTTGGTTAATGATGTTTTGTTTTTTCAGAATCTTGGCCAGCACCGTGTGGTCAAGTGATGCCCTGATGGTCAAGATGTAGATGACGGGCTGGATGCCGTTCTTGGTGATGTTCTCGACCCGGCTGCTGGCCTGCTCAAGTGCAGACGTTGACCATGTGCATTCAACAAAAACAATCGTGTCGGCTGCACTCAGGTCCACACCCTCGGACATGGCAGCAATGTTGCCGATGATGCATTTGGTCTTGCCAGCTTGAAAGGCTTCAATGGCCTTGTCGCGCTGCGCTCTTGGCGTATCGCCCACCACCGTCACAGGCTTGTGGGCCTTGAGTTCTTTGACCAGTTCGGCCACCACATCTTTGTGGTGCGCAAAGACCACGACAGGCTCACCGGATTGCAGCAGGTCATCAATGAACTCGGCTGCTAAATTGACTTTGCGCATACCCGCTTCTTTCATGATCTCTGCCAAGCCTTCAAAGGCCAGCAAGGCGTTGGGGTTGGCCGCCAAGGCATCAGCATCGAATTGCTGCTCACGCTTGTCATTGGGCAGATCAAAGGTGATGAGTGACACCTGTGGATCACGATAGTCTTTGAACACATCCTCTTTTTTGCGCCGCAGCACATGGGGCTTCATCAGTGCCTTGAGTTCGGGGATGTTGCTGGAGCCTGAGACATCTAAGCCCCATGGCGATTTCCACATCTTGGCGTACCTGGCCGCAAAGTCGTACCAGCCGCCACGATAGATGCCAAGGCCGTGCAAGATGGGCCACAGTTCTACGGGCCTGTTGGGGATAGGCGTGCCAGATAAGGCATACACACGGTCAATCTGCTTCATCAGCAGGGATGCGGATGCGGTGCGTTTTGCCAAGGGGTTCTTGATGCGATGGCACTCATCCAGCACCAGCGTTTGAAAGCCAGCATTGTTGAAGTATTGCAGCAGGTCGTAGTTGATGATGACCACCTGATGGTTAGTGGTCTTCATCGCGTCATTCTTGCCGTTGACAACACGAATGGATGCGTTGGACAGCTTGCAGAATGCGGCTTCCCAGACCGTCTTGGCGATGGCTGGGCAGACAATCAAGCAAGGGAGGTTTTCGAGGGCTGCGGCTGCTGTGGGCAGTGTCTTGCCGACTCGCGGCTGGTCGGCCAAGATGGCCCTCTTTTGGGTGAGCAGAAACTGTTTGGCAGTCTCTTGGTGCGGGTACAGGTTCATCGGTTTCCTCGGTTTCACGGTTGAAATGAGTCGCCATTGTGCATCCGCATTTTTTTTGACGCAAGGAAAATAATTGTGCTAAAGTGCAAATGCGTCATCAGGTGATGGCGCTGAAAACCCTCAAACGATCAATCTGAAAGAAACGATCATGACTACTCGTGTCACCACTGGCGAGGTCCGCACCTCGTATTTCTCTGCACTTGCACCACGCAAGAATGAACTCTCCGGTAAGGATGAATTCAGCACGCAGATTTTGATTCCCAAGTCCGACAAGGACACGCTGACAGCACTTAAGGCTGCGGCCAAGGAAGCACTGCAAGCCAAGTTTGGGGACAAGATCCCTAAGAACGTGCGCAATCCACTCAGGGATGGCGACACCGAAACCAAGACAGATGGCTCACCTTTGGGCCGTGAGTATCAGGGCCATTTTTTCTGCAACGTGAAGTCCACCAGCAAGCCTGGCGCGATTGACACGCACGGCAACGATCTGATCGGAAACGATGACATCGTGAGTGGCGACTACATCCGAGTGTCGCTCAATGCCTATGCCTATTCGCAGGCTGGCAACAATGGGGTGTCGTTTGGCCTGAACAACATTTTGTTGGTGCGCAAGGGTGAGCCATTGGGTGGCGCAAAGCCGACAGCGGCTGCTGACTTTGGCATCACCCGTGGTGCAGCGCCAGCACCAGCGGCCACAGCCGATGTGGGTGATGAGTGGTGATCAGCCCTTGGCCGCGATCAGCTTGAGCAGCGCCTGCTCAAGTTGATTGACTGATCCCCACAAGGGGTCCACAGCCCCAGACAGCCACCTGCTGACCTGGGGCTGTTGTATTTTGGCCTCCAAGCACACGGCCTTCATGCTGATGCCGTGCTGCTTGGCCAAGGTGCGGATGTCGTGTACTGATGTCATGCCAGCATTTTACTTGACGGGTTTGTTAATTGTTGACTGTTTTGTAGGGTTGTTGCATTGTCTTTTAATTTAGTGCATAATACGTTTCACCAGCACAAATGTTTGTTCTGGGTAACGACTAAACCGAGGAAAACGACATGAACACTTACACAATGAACAGCGAACAGTTTGGCATCTACGCACTGGAAGTGGCCAAGCAATCAGCCCCAATGGCCAGCGCCGAATACTTCAATGGCACATTGTTCGTTGCTGGATGCACCCCACGCGAGGCATCAAAAATTCAAACAGCTTTTGAGTTCAAGGGTGTGGGTGTGTGCGTCACTCCTGGCACAGAGTACAGCTTCGATTTTGTCTGATCACCCACGGGGCTTCGGCCCCAGACTTTCGGGGGGAAAGCGGATGCTGTGGAGGCCAGAAAGATCATCCCGCAAGGATGCCGCCACAGACGCAGCGAGTACCCCCACCCCTTTCTACAGAAAGAAAAACGATGAAACACCCAAAATATCACCAGCATTACCAAGTCCGCGCCGCCAAGCTGCACGCCCGTGCAGAGGCCGCACTGGACCTGATCACCGCCTTGGTCATTGGCATCGGCCTAGCTGCTGCTCTGTTCTATGGGTGGTCGGCATGAAGACGATCATGGACTTGGCCAGAGAAGCCAATCTTCCAGCCTGCCATCTGGAACACCCCAAGGCTTTGCAGAGGTTTGCTGACCTTGTTGCTGATCGTGTTTATGCTGAGTACCTGGAGCAGCCGCCACCCAGCCAGACTGGCGTGATCTCAATAACAATTCCTGAGCCGATTGCATACCTTTGTGAGAACGCAGTTGGCCACAAATATTTTCGATGGAAAAAACCTTCAAGCGTATATAAGCCAATTGCGCTTTACACAAAGGATCAGGTATGAAGACCATCTGGATCAAACCCAAGCCACTGACACGCTGCCAGATCCTTGGCGTGTGCCAGTCCAAACATTCACCAGCCTGCCAAAAGGGATGCCGCAAATGAGCCTGAAAGACCTGACCACCGCCGACCTGCCCGACCTTGAGGCTCAATTGCAGCACGCACTGGATCAGGCTCGTGGCATGAGCCTGCCAGCGCACGCCGTGCGCAATTGCCCGAGTGACCTGCAATCGTCTGACCAAGCCTGGCGCAAGGTCCAGAATCTTCAATACCAAATAGGATGTATCAAAAATGGTCACCAAATCTATTAAGACCCCACCCAACTTGATCGACAAGATGGCTGGCCGTTATGAGGGCAAGGAGTTGCTGCCCTATGCAGGCCGCCCAGGGGCCATGGATGCCTTTAAGTTGCCCAGCCTGATGCACTACGGCCTGGTGTACAGAAAAGACGTTGGTGACCTCAAATGAGGTTCGGTTCTGTTTGTTCTGGCATTGAGGCCGCATCAGTTGCATGGCATCCACTTGGCTGGAAGGCCGCATGGTTGTCCGAGATTGAGCCGTTTCCCTCTGCGGTGCTGGCTCACCATTACCCTGATGTTCCCAATCTTGGAGACATGACCACACTGCCCGAGCGCATTCTGTCTGGTGAAGTTGAAGCACCAGATGTGTTCTGTGGCGGCACACCTTGCCAAGCATTTAGCGTGGCTGGCCTTCGCAATTCCCTTGATGACGCAAGGGGAAATCTTTCACTCACATTTGTAGGTATCGCAAATGCAATTGACCATGTTCGATCTCTTCGAGGAGAGTCTGCGGGAATCATCTTTTGGGAAAACGTCCCAGGAGTCCTTAACACCAAAGACAATGCATTTGGCTGCTTTCTTGGAGCGCTTGCCGGGGAAA